ACTATCATGTTCTTATTCCTATAAGTTGTACTTTTAATCCTGTACCAGCAGTTGAGCTACCTATTTGGTCAATGTCTATTGTTATTACATCTCCATCCGATAAGGAAGTATCTGAAATCACCGGTGTGGTTGCGGCTGTCTCGCTTGTTTTCTCGCCTGCATCAATGCTTATTACAGTGCTTAATATAGAACTACTATTTTTATTTATATCTACCTGAATTGTCGAACCTACCGGAGCTGTTGTTACAGTAGCCCTCACCCCTGATAATGTCATTCCAAATGGCATTTGAAACTCAACAACACCCGTTGCTGCTTCTATATCAGAAGCTTCATCGGAACAGGCTATAGTGAAATATTCTGCAACTGCTGTGTTTTTTCTTGCTGTTGTGTAGAATAGGTTTGTTGAGCCTTCATTTATATTATCAGAATCATCGGTATTTTTATTAAAGTAATTAGAAGGAACTGCTGTTAAATATCCTGCATCGTTAACAAGTTCGCTTATATTATCACCACTTTCTAAGTATGTTGCGGGTATTGCATTTAAATACCCTGCATCATTAGTTAGTTCTGAAACATTGTCGCCTGATTGAAGATAAGTTGCGGGTATATTCCCAGCCACATAAATACCGGTAACAGCTACGACAACATCATTATTATCATCTACTGTAATACTCGCTGTTGCTGCTTTCTCTACTGTTACTCTAGCTATCATACTTCTGCTTTTATCTGATTGTCCCCGGTAACTTTATAAACTGTTGCATCAAATATTTTACCCCTGCTATTTTCCCATATTTCACATTTTAAATTACCGGGTGTTAATGTTTTACTTACTGATGCTGATATTTCAGCCTGATATTGTGTTGTGCTATTAGCCGTTAATTGTGTATAATTATCCGCTGTCCTGTCTGTTTTGCTAAATTTCTTAATATCTGATGCTGTTGTATATAGATATACTACTAATTCACTAACATCATTGGTGATATCAATTAGTGTTTCACCGTCTGAATCGATTAATTCAATCTTAACTGTAATCGGTTCGCCTTGTTTTTTTTCTGTTAGTGCCATTTATGTGATTATTGCTATTATTACTCCTATTAAGCTGACAATTGTACCTACACTTATACCAATGAGCCAACGCATTGTATTATCTTTTTTAGCTAAATTAGCTTTTAATTCGGCTTCCGCTTGTTTTTTTCCTTCGTAGTTTGCCATGAAATCATGCATTCCATTCATTGCTGTTTTTAAATCGGCAGTAGCAATAGTATGTTCTTTAACAGTTTGAGTTAATAAGCTAATTTTACTAACAATACCATTTTCCTTCCACATCTTATCTTCAATCTCTTTTACACTTTCTTTTATCTCTGCGATTTCTTGCGACCTGTTACAATCATGTGCCATTTGCTAATCTTTTTTGCAATTTACTAAAAATATTAGTAAACCTTAAAGTTATCAAAATATATATTACATTCATTCTTCACTATCTCACCTGAGCCACCTGTAAATACACTAAAAAATATTCTATCTAAGTTGACATAATCATATTTTCTTAACCATAGCCCTGTTTTATTTGCTTTTAATTCTTCATTAATATACCCTTTAACTGTTCCATTACCCCCTGAATAATTTGACGAAGGTGTACCCAAATCTACGACCTGTTTAATCGTATACCATTTACCAGTTTCTATATTACCTAATGTTAGATTATGTCCGTAGTAATTTTTTTCTTCTACTGGCTCTGAATCGTTATAATAATCAGTATTATACATCCCCGGATAATACATGTAAAATCCTATCCTAACTGTGCCATTTTCTTCTCCATGAAACATGTATCTGAAACTAGCTTCATCATCTGGTAGATAGCCTCCTCCTGGAACACCATTTGCTGCTAATCCAGGAAGTTTGCCTGCATAATAATGAATACCAAAATCTTCATCAAAATACACATCATATTCTAATGTAACCTTTGACCTTCCTTCAAATGATATAGGCCATTGATGCATATTATCCTCCATCGCTCCTTCTTTTATCCATCCAAAACTATTTTCCGGAAACGTAACCTGTAAATCTTTTTGTTCGGTTATTGAAGGTAGTTTATCATTTCGCCATGATGGATTATTAAAATCTTCATTAAATTGAGAAGTAGTATATTGATCTGTTGGTGTATCTTGAAAATCTTGATGATATAGATAACCAGTATTAACTTCTTCCTTAACTTCTGAACCATATATACTTATAGTGTCTCCAAATCTAGCTAGACTATCTATTAAAAGATTATAAATATTACCATCAAGTTCAATTATTAACTGTTGTTGAGAATCCCATGAGTCAAATAAAGTATCATATCTATAAAGTGTAATAGTATCATATATAACCCAAATATCTGCAATATTATCAGCTTGTTCTAGTAAGGTATCCAAATGCACAGTTAAAGTATCATATACAGTAACCTGAAATGTGTCTGTTAGTATTACTATATCGGAAACCGTGTCAATGTCATAAACTATGCTATCAATGTACGTGATACTGTCCTTTACAACAGTTTTATAGAGTGTGGTATCTTTCAGGTTGGATAGTTTAGCTATCACTAAACTATCTGCTGTGTTGTTGCTGTAATATGCGCCCGTACACCCGGACAATATTATTAAAAATATTATTATTAATTTTTTCATTCAAATTTCGCTTTAAAAATCCACACTAAAAACATTATAAATAATGCTAATCCAAGTATAATCCCTGGAATTAAATTATTTTTATTACCTTGTTCTAACTTTTCAATTCTTGTTTGTAATTGCTCTAAATAAAGATAACTTTCCTCAAGTTTCATTTCTAAGTCATTAATGTATGTGATAGGATTAGTATAACCATCCCTGTCCATGCCTTTCAAATGTTTGTGTTTTTTAGCATATTGTAGTTGTTCCTGTAAAGTCATTAACTCGTAATCATCTTCAAATACAAAATCTGAATAGGTGTTGTTCAATAGGACTATTGAATCTGCTTCAATGTAATCATTAACAATAAGTGCGGTATCCTGAGTTACTACTCCGTTGGTGTCGATTGACCAATATGAATTGCTTGTTGCTGGCTCATATATTGCTAATATATTTTTATAGTTTTTATCTCTTCTAATACTTATACTACTCGAACCATAATAATCTCCAATAGCTACTCTATCACTCACATCTGTATCTAACCGAACACCTGATGAATTAGCATTCATAAAATTACTAGAATTAGCAGGTGAATAAAATGTAGTAGTACTTGCATCTCCTCTAAAATGCCTATTATTATTCGAATAAATTTCCGTTACAGTTGTATTACCTCCAATCCTTAATTGACCTGACAAATTCTGAATGGTTATATCATCAGACCTATCCCCAACGTATATGGTATTTAAAAATTCAGTGCTATTATTAAATGTAATATCAGTTCCTTCATTATTGCTAATGTCATCTACAAATATTGTATCTCCAATTGTTAACCCGGATGAGTTATACGTCATATCACTATCATAACTTATCGTGTCACCATCCTCATACAAGACTGCCCCGGATGGTGCTGCTGATAAATCAACACTACCTCCTCCTCCACCGGTTGCAGCTGTTGTTTGCCAAGTTCCGTCTGGAAAACCTATTGAATCTGCTTCAATATAATCAGCGACAATTCCTGTATCGCTTTGAAATACGCCATTTGTGTCAATAAATACATCTGCACTTCCTTCACCCGCTCTTATAAACCCTAATAAATTCTTATTTCTTCCAACTAAATGCCCTATTGTTACAACATTACCTGAGCTTGTGCCGCTCCCTCCCATATATATTTGGTCTGAATTTAATCTTAAATCATTATCAATTAATAAAATTTCATCGGTACCACTCGGAGACCTTATCTTATTAATTACTGCACCAAACTGAAGGGTCGGAGTGCCATTGGAATAAAAATTATACGCCCCTCCTGCTGTTGAATAATAATTTCCTGATGCATCATAATACAAATTACCTGTTGCGTATAAATTATCACTTGTTATATAATTATTGCTGGATATGTCTAATGTATCATTCGATTCAAATGCAACTCCATTATTATCTGCCCAGGACAAATCCAGACTTCCAGATGGCGTGCTTGATAATGATGTGTATTTTACCCCTCCAAGTTCTAAAGTATCTACACTATACACACCCGCACCATCAATAAATATAGTATCGGAGCCATCAATACTAACAAAATATGTAGTATCAAAATTAGGCTGTTGCGCACAGCTAATTATAAACAATCCAAATAAAAATAATAATGTAACTTTCATCCTTTTCATAATATTCTGTATGTAAATGTATCTGAACCGCTTCCAGGGTATCTTAGATTCAAAGTTAAATAATTTATACTATTTGACGTGTCATAATCAAAATTCCTAGGATTGATTGCATTGTTATTTTTATCCCATATAAACAATATAACATCCCTCCGGCCTAAGTTATGATAAATATCAATTTCTCCATTTGTTAACTGTGAATATGTAAAACTACCATCCCGGCCAATAATTGCGTTTTCAAGTTCTGAATTTGTTACGTAATTGGATAAATCAATATCCTGTCCTCCTCCATTATCATCGCCTCCACTATCGCCTGGTATTGTTGTATAGCTATTCGTACCACTACTTTCCTCTTCAAATGATTGTGTAACTGTTCTCAATGTATATTTATCTCCAGTGTAATTATCATCTACTTTACCATCACCTGGATTGTATGAAAATGGTTGATATTCTTCAAGTTCACCAGAAACAATCCTCTTTTTAACATCAAAATCACCTCCTGTAAGATAAAACAAAGGAGTATTTTGCATTGATAAATCATGAAATATTGTTCTTAAATCACAATCACCTAGTATTTCTGCATTAATTCGTTTTATTGGCCGTGGATATTCGGTTAAATACAACAATCTTAAATGTCCTAATAGTGTGTTTTTATATGTGTCCGGATTCGTATTCCAGAAATTTGTAAGTTCATAATCTTCATCTGTATCATTATAAATGTACAATGCATTTTTAAATAATTCCTTAGCATTAGCAATGTTGGGAACATCAAGTAATGTAAATGTCTGTTCAAATTCATCGGAGCTAATGTCGTCAACTAATTCGGTTAAAAATGATTTTTTTCTTACCCCGGATGTAACTACTGAATTAGCTTTTAATTCAACGCTCTCTATTTCTATATAACCGGATGTAGGTTGTAGTATTTGAAAGGTAAATTCAGCTTCTTCAACTGTATTTGAAAAATCACCAGGAAAATCAAATTGCAAGTTAAATGTTTTTGATTTGTTATTTTCATTAGCTGTCAATGTTATTGCCTGTTCTGTTCCAACCCAAGGGTCTTGTTCATTATCTCTTAACCATACGGTTGTTGAATCGGCTACAGCTTTAGCTTTTATTTGAAAATTATCTGCTGCTAAACTTCGTGTGCTTTGTAAGTATCTTACGCTTAGTTCAAATTGAGTATCATTAGTATCAGCAACAGCTAAATCAGCAATATTGAATACTTGTTGTAATACATGCTGTTGACTGCTATTTTCTTCTATTCTAAGCACACCGTCTTGTAAACTTATCTTTCCTTGTGATTCCCTTGTAGTACCATTATAAATCCAATCCCAGGGATATTCTAAATTATCAAGATTGTCATTAATAGTTGAAAATGCCGGAAATTTAAATAATTGACTTACAAACCCATAATCTTCCAAAAAATTTATCCTTTTAAATGCTGGTTCAAACACAATATTTGCTGAACGATTTAAATAGTTCAGTGTTCTACTTGTCCCACCGACAGATTTAACAAACCCTGATCTTTCCTCTGTTGTTAATAAATTTCCATAAAAATCATATATACGTTCATTATAAGAATTATTAAGCAAATTAAGCGGAGATAATACCCAGAAATTTTTATACTGATAAATAGATGCTTTTGCAAGCTGTACTATTTCTTTTAAAACCGAATAACAATCTCGGCCATTTAAACGGCTAGTATCCTGATAAACTTGCAATAGCCCTGAATCCGTTGTGTTTCCATTGTCTGGAAATAAATCAAATGATTCCTTTATTCCTAGATTAAAACCAGTTTTTTGTATAACTATTGAAATAATTTCAATAAATGTTTTTTTCTCAAATGGTCTTGAATCGTTTATTTCAAATGTGAAATTTTTCAAATCACCTAATCCACATACTGCACTTAACTCGACTAACTCTAATCCGGCTTGATGTGGCTGTGAATAAATCTGAGGTAATACCCATCCTTGAAAATATGTTGATATTAAAGTAACTGTATCAAATGCCTCATAAGTTGATGGGTCTGTGGTGCTGCCTCCATCAGTGGTAAATCTTACATCATAAGAACTGAAATCTTGTGTACTACTGATTTCGATCTGATTAGAACCATTTAGTTCTGATTTAAACCAGCTATTCCATATTTGTAATTTTTGATTTAGCCTACTCATTACATCTCCAATACTGTCACCAGTGTAAGCCCTTGTAGATGCAATATTCAAATCTCCGCCACCTACAAAAAATTGAACTTTAAACTCATCTCCTCCGCTATCACCCCCGGAAAAATCCGTATCCGTCCAGGTATATGTACTTCCTGCATTAGTATGTACACGGATAAAAGTCTCGTTATTTTGACTATCTTTTAATTCAATACCATTCCCGTCTGCAAATAAGCCCTCTAAAGTTATTGTAATTGTATCTGTAGACACTGTCGCGCTCAGTTCTATATCTACCGGGTCATCATCTGTGGGTTGTAAGAAAACATTTTGTTGCGTGGACCCATCTATTTGTCCTTGCAAATCTGCTGCAACCTGATTAACTGTTTCCCCTGATGAAAATTCACGTTTAGCTATTTGTGCAACAGTAGCACTCCCTCCTGTTTTACTTAGACTAAACCAGTCAATTGCTATAAATGCTTTAACTGTCGAACCATTAAAGCGTAAAAATTTTATAGACGGGTCCTCTTTATAAAATTTTACAGCCTCGCCTTCTTTAAGCAAGGTGCCACTGAATGTTGCTTTAATATTCCAGGTATTGTCAATGTCAGCATCAAAAGTAGTTTGTTTCCATTTAAATGTTGTGCTGTTTACTTTTGTTAAATCTGCATCCGTAGATACTATTCCATCAATAACATCTTCAACTGTTGCATCCCCTGGCTGAATTGTATATGTAGCCAACAATTTTCTATCCGGACTATTAGCATCATCGTTGGCTGGGACTGCATAGAAATTGAATGTTTCACCTGAATCAATTTGAAAAACACCTAACACATACTCACATTCCGGTTCAAAAACTAAATTTCCTGCATTCGTTATCTGAATCGTTGCTGTTGCATCGTTACCGGTGTTTGTTATATTTAGGTTTGTTATTGATAATGTTTTTTCATATCCTGTTCCACTCGCTTCATTAAGTTCAGCTAACCATTCTCTATCATCTATATCAAAAAAATCATCTTGAAAATCATATGTTATTGACGATAGGTCTACAAATAATTGTATTTGCATTTCAGAACCCCGGATAGGTATTAATTTACCTGAACCCTCGTTAGGGTCTGATATTATAACAGGCGTTTCACCTCCGGCAATTGTGTAAACCGTACTTGAATAACTTTTTTTCTTTAGGTTAAGTATCCATTGATTATCGTAATAATCGTAAAATGTCAACGTGTATTTTGTGCCGTATGTAGCCATTAACTTATTCTTTGTTTATCATTGTCCCATTGATTCAATATAAATCTTAACTTCCTGCCGGATACTTCTGCTGTTAAATGTCCTCCTCCCATAGCTGATGGTAATTTTTGCGGTGCAGGAACTACCATCTCACCGGATGATAACATTGCCGGATATGTATCATTTGAAAAACCGGGGGGAATTATACCTCCTGTTCTCATGTTAGGAACTAAACTATTAAATGCTGTTTTAGCTATTCCGGCTCCTGCTGCCGCTAATGCTGGGGCTAATGCTAAAGCTAATGGGCCAGCATTTGCAGCGGCTTGGATTCCTGCACTAATCATTGTAGCTACTGCCTTTGCTAAAAACGCTCCGATAATTTCTTTTATAGTGCTTTTAATATTTCCTGCAAATGTTTGAAAATCTTGCGCACCTCTTCCAAGTGCATTAGATAAATCATTTATTGAACTACTCATTACATCTGACATTGAGGAAGCATTCATCATCATATTTTCTGCAACTAACGACCAATGAACCTGAGTTGTTGACATTTGCTCTCTTAATTGTTGCATTGTAGGAACCATTTCTTGCATTTTTGCATTTGCTAACCCTAATTTCTCTAGTTCCTCATCTGATACCCCTAAACCTATTGAAACATCACTAGCACCAGGTGCGCTTATATCTTGTGGTTTCGGTACACTTCCACTTGATGAACCTGCGCTAAATCCTTTTGCAAAATCTTGTCCTGCTTGAATGCCCTGTTTTTTTGCCTCATCTTTACCAATTAATTCAATTCTTTCCCGCTTCTGTATTGTTTTATATGCATCAATGTAATTTTCGGCTGTTTCCTTACCAAATTTTTTAAAATTACTTTTTACATCCTCACCCCATTGATTTAATATGCCTTTTATTGCTTTAAAATCCCCGGTAAAAATAGCTTTAATTAATTTTCCAGCATTAGTAAGATTTGTTTTAATAATTTTAAAAACATTTGTTACAGTAGTTAGCATTTGTTTAAATGCGGTTTTTATGCCAGTAACTGCTATTCTAAATAAAAGTGATTCATTATATAAATCAATGAAATAATTTATCACATTGATGGTAACCCTTTTTACATCATTAAAAGCTTTTTTTGTCCATTCTATTGCACCAGGCAGTGCTTTTGATAATTTTTCTGCTAAATCACCAATAACTGGCACTAACGCACCACCTATTTCTGTTTTTATATTTTGCCAAGTTGATTTTAGCATTGCGGCCTTTTGTTCTCCCGTTAAAGCAACATCACCCATTTTTGACAATTCCTCTGTCATTATTTTGCCGGCTGCTGCACCAAAATCACCTGTTTTTTTAATCTCTTCCTGTAATTGTGTTGCTGATATGCCCAAGTTATCTAATATCATACTTGATTTACGGCCAACACCATCAATAATAGATTGAACTAAGTAATCAACACTTTCGCCTGTTTGCGCTGCCCTCTTAGTTGCAAATTCAAAGTAACTTGCTAACTGGTTTAATGGAATTTTAAAATTTTTAGCTTTAACTGATGCTTGCATTAATGATAAATCATCGACCGTTCCTCTTGTCGCTTTTCGTAAATCCTCTAATAATGTTGGTTGATTTAATTGGTCAAATGCAGCTTTAACGCCTTGTGCCTTCCCAGCTAAATTAAATACTTCTTTTCCAAATTCAACTATTTTTGATACAGCAAAGGTCGCAGCCAATACCCCTCCAAGCTTTTTCATTGCTGACATGAAAGAGTTTCCCCCTTTCTTAGCGCTTTTCAACCCCTTGTCGTACTTGGATTTATCTAATCCTAATACTGCCTTTAATTGTCCGACTATCTTTGCCATATCAATTCCATTTTGTAATCATCGCATTAATTTCATCTTGCGAAGGCATATTTATTTGAACATAACGTTTATCATAACTTAACTTCATTATCTGGTCTGGCCTGTATCGTTTCTTGTTGCCCATCGCTGTATTTAACTGCATTGCCATTATTGTCCTAACGTAATCCCATCCCCTTTCTAATTTTCTATTATACTGCGCCTGTTTTAAATAAAAATACCAGGGCGGATTATTAAATAACTCGTCCCTGGTAAGTGCTAAATCCATAAACGCAACCTCAAAAATCTCCTGAACAGTTATTTTTTTTTTACTCCATCATTTGTTTCAGGCATCATTTTTTTTAGCCATCCCGGTTGATGCACGTTCTGCAATGCGGTTACTAATTGCCGGTATTCTCGCAAGGACAAACTTCCCAATCCCTTTTTTATATCGTAAACCGTAAAGTTTACTTTCTTTTTGTGAGCTGCGGCATATAAAACGGCTGCCTCATAACATATTCGTGATATAGTATCCTCCTCCGGTAACTTTGCAAATTCATCCGGCTCAACATCTAAATTAATATATGCATTTAACCAGGCACCGAATCCGAAACGAAATCCAACTGTCCGTTTAATTAATTTACCCGGAAATTTTAACCTAAATACTAATTCAGTACTATCCATTAAGATACTGTGTTTTCAGATGGTTGACCGGTTCCTTGAATCTCAACTGAAACGGTCTGCACATCTGCATAATCATTAGTCTCACCAATTGAAGTAAAATAGCCTTCCTGCTCCCAATACTTGTCACCGGATTCTACACCACCATAGTAAATCGTTACTTTAGTAGCATTATTCATATAAGTGTACAATTCCTCTTTAGAAACATTTGATACACCATCCGCTGCCGGGTCTGTTACGATTTCAACTGAGTATGTGGTATCTTTGTACATAGGCAGATACTCTTTATGTCTGCCAGTTGAATCCTGACTTGTTGCCTCTGCCATATCCGTAGAAAAATCTCTGTTTATTGACCTGATTCCAAGTAGAGTTAATCCCTCTACTTTAATTTTCATACTATAACCTGGTTGCTTTGCCATAATCTTATAAATCTGATGTTAATATTAATACTTTACATGTGTCTGAACCTTCAAATTCAATATACCTTTGAGATGCGCTTACTGCTTCGGCCATCGTATCCGCGACATAAAGAAACGATTGTCCCGGTTCCAAAATAATTGAATAACCATCTCCTAACATATCATATCCATTAGCTGCCGGTTCGTTGATTGTGACATTACCGGTACCCGATGTATTTTTAAATTTTGCAGCCATTATACGCTCACCGGTATGGTCAATTGATTCCCCTAATGTATTTACAGAAGCCTGTAAATCTATACTATCCGCTCCAATTGCCTGAAATGATATTACATTCTCCGAATCATAATAACTAGAACCGTCATTAAATGAAATGTAATCATTAAACTCATGTGTGATTTGCCCGGTTACGGTTGTCGAACCTGACAGTACTTCCTTAACGGTAAATACTGAACTAACAGACGCCGAGGGTGCTGTTGTTGCTGCTATTAGTATAGCTAATGCAGAAATAATTGCGAAAATAATTATTAACCTTTTCATTTTTTTTCAATTATATGTTTTAATGTTATAGACCTGCTTATTATATCATATTCATCACCTTCTTGCGAAGTGTCTGTTGTACCCATATCATGAAATACTATACTATACCATCCATTCATGCCGAATGTATCTCTGTTAATAATTGTCTTAACCTGTTCAACCATGCTATCAACTACACTATCATCCCCCCGGTGCTTTCCATCAAACGTCACGCAATCTACTGTCACATCAATTTCCCTTATTTCGCTGTCAAATGTTGATACATCACTGTCCGCTGCAATATAGTATCTTACATATGTTTTTTCAGTTTCAGGTACTTTTACAGAACCAACATACACAGAACTACCATCTACAATTACTGAATCATTTAGTAATGTGAAGTAAGTTGATAATATGTCTTTTCTGTAATCTTTCATTTAAATATTTTTGCAATTGCATTCATTAATATTTTCTTTCCTACCATAAATGCCGGCCTCATAAATGGCTGCGGTCGTGTTCCTGGATGTTGAACTTTTAATCCATATATTGCCCAATCTTTACTAAAATTATCAAATCCAGGAGGAGCTTTTCTTTTTGCTCCTGCCAATACCTGTTTACTCTTTATTCTTATCGTGTGCGGCCTTGTACCATGTTCAACTGCATCCGAATAACTTTGTCCGCTTGTAACCTCCCCGGTAAATCCTTTGTTTGTTATTTTTGAATTAATATTTTGTTGTAATTTGCCATCGTCTTTAGGTGCTTTATGCTTTGCCAGTTTCTCAACTTTCAAAGTAGCATCCGCAACCGATTCACTGAACTGACGTGAATGGTATTTAATCAGTTTATCGAACTGTCCTCTCATCCCGCTATCATCAATCTTAAACTCAATCATTTGTTAACCTCCAACTTCAAATATCGTTTATCGGGTGTCTGAGTAATTGAATCTATTTGATACTCTGTACTATTATAAATAAGCACATCACTTGTTTTTATTGTATAGTTTTCTCTTGCTCTTAGCATCACGTCATAAGTATCATTATACCCTACTCTTGCCATATCTATTCTGCGCCTGCCCTCTACCGGTTCCATCTTTGCCCATGTCGTGAACAATGTTGTCAATGAACTTGTCTTAATCCCGCCCGTATCAGTCCTTTCTGTTACAGGTCTTTTAATTGTTATGCGTTTATCGAACTTGCCTATTTTCATATCCAAGTTGCATAATCTCTTATAATTGCTTTAACAAGTCCTATAAACTGACCATTCTGAAATTGGTCTCTGTTATCATACCAAAAAAGAACTTGTTGTTTGATTGCCAAAACAATATCTTCCGGGCAATCTTCTGTATTGGTATTTCCATAACCGGATTTGTAAACAACTTCTAACTGGTCATGTTCTGTTAATCCTGAATACAACAAATAAGGATTATAATTACCTTGCTTGTAATAATCCGTGTCCTCAGTTAAACTTTCATCATCCCCGGTATAAGGTTTTTTTGTTGCTGATTCAATGGATATAACCGGGGGGATTGTTAAATAATATAGATTGTCCTTGTTGTATTTGAATAGTTCAGTATATTCTTTTACTACTAAAGACAATCCGGTTTTTTTTTCAATATGCCGTCTGGCTGCTTTAACCATTTGTTCAATTAAATCGATTTCTGCATCAATATCCTCGTCTTGTTTGATAAATTGCCTTATTGATTCTACATCGATAGGCTCTGAACCGATTATTGAACCTCGTTTAATCATTTCGCCTTCGTCTGTTTAACTGTTTTGTTTTCCTTAGTTTCCGGTGCTTTTTTTTCTTCTTTTAAGCGGCCTTCTTTTTTTGCTTTCTGGGCTTCGTGCTTAAAAACCTTACCTGTTGTTCCGTCTTTGAATGTTACCTCAACTTTTTCCATAATTTTAAATTAGGGAGGCTTTTACACCTCCCATTTTTTTATTGTTCAAAGAATTTAAAATATAACTTTTCGAATTTAATCCTATCCCCTGCTGCTGCGGCACCGTTTTCGATTATTCTAAAACGAAACTGTCTGTAAAAATTTTCAGCATCGGGGCTAGGGTCATACACCCAAGCCGTATCCGATGTATTGCCAAAGTTTGTAACAACCTGGCCTCCATCAATGTCAACGGCACTATTAGCCTCTAATTCAGTCCATGAATCTGAATCGAACATACGACCATCCAAATCAATATCAATAGTATATGTACCTCCTGCAGATTTTGTCGTGTCAGTTTGAATGGCAAAATCATATTTTAAAGGAACATTTTTGTTCGGATATACATAAATATAAGCACTATCATAAGACAGTCCTAATGTATCACCATCCAATCCGGTATATTCATAATATGTTTGCCCGGACTGCATTGTAAATGACTTTGTCCAATCAACATCCTGTGCGTTTGCACTTGCTACAAGTGCGAATAAAACGCTAATAAATAATACTAACCTTTTCATTATCCTGTAACTTTATTAATTTCAGAAATTGCATTATCAAAAGTCCCATATACGAACGCATACTGATGATGTGTTTTAACATAAAATCCTAACCGGTGTGTAACATTGAATGTCACAAGGTTATTCAGTGCATCATCTTCATTTTGTTCATACATACGAATCTCAATACCTCGCCTAATGCGTGCATTTGCAAATCGGAAATCACCTACTAGGAATGAACCCTCTGTCATATACACATCTTCAACGATTGGCACCCCTTTAATTACCATTCCATTTTGAGAAGTAAATGGAACCAGCAGATATGATGCATCATTTATTTTTTCAACATCAAAAAGTGCCGCATCTGTAGGATGCATAACAATTGCATTAGGCTGGAATCCTGTTCGGTAATCGGTATTTTCACCGAGCTGAACTTGCAGAATTGCAATCCTTATTGCGTCATATCGATTTGCATTTGAAACTTCACCACCGGTGTTAGATGGCGCTGAAAAAGGTTGCGCCCATGGGTCTGAACCAATCAATCCTTTTAACTGATTAGATGCCCCTGTTCCGGTTAGGATTTGTTTATTCCGTTTTGCAGCAATATGAAAGTTCAACACTTCATTAATTTCTGCCTGCACAACCGGTAAATCTTCTAACATATCCCGGTGAACTTTAATATATTCCGCTATTGCAGTGAGGTCAACAGAGTTTGATTTCCATTTCACATCACCCTTACCTCCTGCACTTCCATCTGTTCCAATCATAGAGCTTCCATCTGTTTCAGAAATTCGCTCTGTATATTGAATTACACGGCTGTCTGTAGGGGATTTTGAAACCAAATCATATACAGCAAGCCGGGGTCGTGGTGCCATTAATACGCCCGGGTCACGGTCTTCTACAATTACACGAGTGTTATTTGTAGTATCATCCGTAATGGTGTTCGTTTCAGTGAGTGTTACAGCGGCTTTATAATCAAAACGTCCATTTGATTTAGCTGCTTTAATCGCATTTTTATAATCATCCGATTTCAATGTTTCCATTAATGGATTTACTCTACTCTTACCGGACACCTCCTTATACTGCTTCAATTCAGTAGCAAGAGAATCCATTTGCCCCTGCATTGTTTCAAACTCTTTTGATTTGAACAAGCCGGTAATTACATTTTCCTTAAGGTCAGTCAATTTATCTTCCAGCCCTGAAACGTCCTGTTTTGCGTCCATCCCTTTTCGGATTTCTTCAATTTCAGTTTTCATTTTTTCGCTGAACTGGTCAAATTGCGCCTTATCAATTTTTATTTCATCAGCCATTTTTACTTTAAATTAAATTTGTTTAACATGTAATCTAATCCAAGCGGCTCACTTTTATTGTCAGAGTGCTGATGCGGCTCCTGAGAGTGCTGATGCGGCTCCTGTATGAGTGCTTTTATTTCTTTTAACTTTAACTCGATATTTTTAAACCATGCATCTGAAAAGTTTCCTTTTTTTAACATAAATTCAAAATCATCTATATATTTTGCTAAGTCTTCTTGACTTTTCATTCCAATCATTGGAGTATTCTGATTTGCACCCCAACCATATAAAGTAGAATATTCCCATAGCTTCCATTCATTTACTTGCCTTATATATCTGCCATCTTCTGTTTTTTGCTCTTCATATTTCATTGCCTCTAATCCGACAGAATGTTCCAGGCTCCGGTTATTCTCAGCATATAGTTTGTAGTTTTCAAATACATCCCGGCCAAGCTCAGTATTTAGGTTTAATTTCGATTCAACAAGTAAACCGATTGCATCTTCCTTCATCGAAATTGGAACCCCTACTAAATTTTGCCATGAATGATTAAGAAAGTGTCTTATCCTGCGTTGATTTTCTTTTATTGTTTTTTCAAAGCTGCCAGGCATTGATATGTCTCCGTCTGTATCCTCGTTGCCAAAAGCGTTTACATATATAGTTACTATGCCTTTCTCTTTATTGATTGCCTTAATCTGTCCATCCGAAGTGTTGTTTATTTGCTTTATATACATTGCTAATATTATTTGCAAATACTAATATTTTTTGCAAGTTATAAATTTTATATGTTTTATAACATATTTTTTTAGTAATTTTTTAAATGTAACTTGCGTTAAAACGGTTTAACTATAAATTATGAGTATTCAAATGTATTTTATCAATGAAACAAAAAAGCAGGTTGTTGATACAAAAAAATTATACGGAGATTTTGAAGACAAACAGCAGCTTTTATGTTATCTTAATTTTTGTCAGGGAGATACTATAAGAACTGAATTTGAAAACAGCCAATGGATCGAAGATTGGCTTTACGAAAATAAGTATCCTGATTTTAAACAAATACGGTTATATGAATTTTTGATATATCCAGACGATAATTTACATGAAAGTACAGAAGTTGAAAGATTGCGTTGTGCTGTTAAAGAGAATAATGAAATAAATTAATGTAGTATGAATAATAAACGAATACAAATAATTGATGGAAAAAACTATAGGTAAGTGGTGGTTTTATAAATTATTAACAGAAAAGTGCCCTGATTGCATTACGGTGTCAGCAAACAATGATGATATCAGGATATATTTTGAAATAAATAAAAAACTTTGGGAAGATGATCAGGCTCTTATAAATGTGCTGTATTCCAAATTATCATCTTATCACGAGGATTTGTTGATTAATTATATTTAACGGCTTGCAATATGAATAATTTATTTATTGAAAAAAAACGTAAACGATTAATTATGATAGAAATAAAACATTGTACAAAATTTTATAATGGTTTAATTATAAAAGAAGAAAACAATAAATATTATTGGTGTATAGAACAT